GTCCTTTGTCTTCTCAGGTACAGAAGCCCAGTCTTCAATGTAACCAGACGGTCTACCTAAGTTAAACCCACCCATGTTATCCTTCAAGTCACCCTTTAGGTCAGTACTCATGACTGTTTTCATCATCTTATCTTCTGATGAATCCCACTTGCTCCACTGCTGACGTATAGCAAAGATGCGGATGTTAGGGTTGACGCTATACACTACGTTATCGTCACCACGTGTGATCTTGTATGCCCCTGATGGTACTACCTCAGTCTTGACTGTCTTGCCGTTGACTTCGATGCTACCCATGATGCCATTGTGGGTCAGGTTAACACGAGGTAGTGATACACTCTTTGTTTCACCCCCTGTGTTTGATACACCAATAGCTTCCGCTAAAGACATACCAAGATCGTTTTGAATTGCTAATTCTGTACTCATACTTACTTCCTTTTTGTAAAGTTAAAAGATGCTTAGTTATACTCTAAACGTCAGTCATGTCAAGCCAATTATCACCTAATTTTGCTTCTAATAATAGAGGCACATTCATGGTAACACCATAAGCCTTTTCGACTAAAGAGTTTAGGTCTTCGTTCATATCCGTAATAGTCTGAATCACTGCTTCAATCTCGTCAGGGTGTACGTCAATGACCACTGAATCATGCACAGAATTAACTAAGCATGACTGCATATCCATCAGTCTACGTTCTATCTCACACAATACAACAGGCACTACATCACCTGTAGCAAACCCCTGCACTGGATAGTTCTTGATCATCGTGAAGTGTGTCACGCTACCGTTGCTACGTCTTGTCACATCAGGGAAAGCGTACTGTCTGCCACTCACATTAGTAATCTTATTTAGGCGTATTGCCTCACTCGCTAGCTTCTTATGCCACTCTGCTACGCCTTTGTACTTCTGTGTGAAGTGTTCGTAATATGCAGCTACAGCCTTACTTCTGCCATACCCTGTAGCCCCAAAGAGAGGAGCGAAGGTGTGGGGCTTAGCTTCTTGGCGTGACGTAGGTTCACCTGCATCAGTGATAACCTTTGCAGTGTAACTGTGTACGTCAAACCCTGTGTCAATCTCTTCCATAGCAGTCTGATCCTGTGACAGGAATGCAGCGGCTCTAAATTCAAGCTGGGCAAAGTCGGCCTCACAAATCTTACCGCCAGCCCACCTAGATATAAACACACGTTTTACTGGGAAGGTTCCCCCTCTTGGCATGTTTTGCATGTTGGGATTACGTCCAGAGAATCTACCTGTACTGGTGATGTGCTGAGTGAGTCCCACGTGTAGCATTCCTGTGGTTGACTTTCTATAAACATTAATACCGTCAACAAAGCTACTAAGGTAACTAGAAATAGCAGAAAGCCTTTTAACATCAGTAAGAAAGTCCACAGCACTATCCATCCCGTTGTTCTTAGCAGTAGCAATGAGAGTGTCCAGGTTGTCTTTACTTGTGCTAAAACCATTAGCTGATACCCACTTCTTACTTGGTGCAGCAAAGCATAGACCAGCCACTTTGTTTATCTTCTTTAACTGATAGCCTCGTGCATCACAGTCCTTACAGTTGTTAGGCTTCTTAAAGAGTGAGCCATCCTTCTTTACTTTGTATGTCTTACCTTTCCCTTTACATGTAGGACAAGTGAAAGCCTTAGTGCGAAGAATCGTAGTAGAGTTTGCTGCAACTGCTGACTTAAACTCTTCCTGTGTTTCCACATAGTCAAAGAGCGCTGCCCATTCTTTTTTGTTATTTATTGCAACTGAGAACACAACCTGTGACATCTGTTCAGGTGAGTTAAGATTGATAGGTGTATCACCCATAAGCTCCCTGACCTTGCGCTGTAGACGCTCTTCTATCTGTGCTTTCTCAGTCTGAAACTCTTTACGTACTACCTCAAGGGCGTTGTTATCCACACTGAATCCTGACATATACATTCTTGTAAGGGCTTTACAGGTGGCGAAGGTGACTTCTCTGACTGGAAGAAGGGAGGTGGATTCTGGTTGGGCGTAGTCGTGTTCTTGACTGAGGAACAACTCACGAGTTGTGAGCAGGTCATGCCTAAGATAAAAGCTAAGCTCATTGAGAGGTATTTCATTTGTGTTATATCCTTCCTTAAAGTAACGCTTGAGCGTGTCATCCTTCTGAAAGTCTAGCTCTCTGCGTTCAGCACAAGCCTCTAACCCTACAGGTATCTTCTGCCCACGTGCAAGCAAATACTCTGCTAACATAGTGTCATAGATAGGGCCATCATACTTGTAGCCACATTCCCATAACCACATCAAGTCATGCTGTGCGTTGTGCATGATCAACAGAGTAGTCATGTCTAGGATAGACTGAAGTACGGCTCTACCGTTACCACTGGTATCCTTGTGCTCTACATGGTCTAGCGTAATGATGTTTTCGTTCTTCCAGTTATCTACATCAAGCACACCTACTTGTGTTAAGCTGTTGCCTAACTCGAATGGGTCCATGATAGTCTTGCCAGCACGTTTAGTTGTTGTGTTCTCTACATCCAATACATTACGCAAGATACTGACTCCGTTCACCGTCTAACTCACAATGTACTACGCCATGCCAGCCACCCTTGAGTTTGTTCTTAGCAATGTTGAGGTGGCGTTGATTACTTTCTTCATCATCCTGGCCTTCGACTAGCTTGTTCTTAGAGATCAATACCATCAGGTCAGCCTCTGCTGCCTTGCCTGTCTTCGATCCTTCTAGCATAGACTGATCTACACGTACCATACCTTCAGCCACAGCACTCAACTGCGACATCCATATGATAGCACAACCGTATTGCTTAGCGATGTTACGTGCATGGATAGCCGCTTCCTTGAGGTACACATCTGACTTGTCGCTAGTCTTGTTAGCAAACTTGTCACCCATATCTAAAACTACGATGTTAGGCTCATATGCTTTAACAACTGCCTCTACCCATGACATGTCCTTGCCTGTACTATCCTTAACAAAGATGTTCTTACGTACAGGTTCATAACGTAGTGCAGCCTGTGCCATGTTAGCTTTGACTTCTTCCATGCTCATACTGGTAGCCGCACTGAGGTAACGTGCACCTACACGCTCATAGCTTTCCTCATTACACAGGATCATACACTTAGCACCTTGATGTGCAAAACCATCTGGCGCTGCGATAGTGCTAGCATGGAAGCTAGTCTTACCTGTGTTAGGACGTGCACCTACAACAACTAAGTGACCACCACTGATACCCTCAACCTTACGGCGCAGGGATGGTATGTTCCACTTCCATTGTGATTGTATGTCGTTAGCCTCTAGGAGAGTATCAATGTCCATGTCATCCCACTCTATCTTTAGGTTAGGCATGAAGTCATCTTGATAGTCACGTATCAAACTACGTAGTGGTTCCAGCGTATCCTTTGTGCCATTCACGTAGTCAAAGCCAAGGTTAGCTATCTCTTCACCTACTACCTGTTGAAATAACTTAGACAATACATCCGTAGCTATATCAGTGTTAAGCGGCCTCTCTTTAGCAATCTTGTGGAATAGGTCACGATAAGCTTCCTTGTTAGCTGTAGTCATGCTGTTGTTGCCAGCATAGAATAACGCTTCTAGTTCTGATGGATTCAGCGTCTTCTCATACGTGTTCATAGCATAGTCTAGCGTCTGCTTGATCTTACGTACATCTTTAGTGAATATCTTATCAGGGCAACGGATGCCCTTGTGGTTATCATAGAACTCTTTGTCCATAAGTGTACGGATAAGTGCTAGTTCCATCATGTTGTGTCTCCTCTAAGACTGTGGCTAGGCGTACTCTTTCTTATTAATGTACTGCCTATCCTGTATTTCCTTCTGTAAGTATGCAATCTCACACTGGATCAACTTACGCTCATAAGCTTCAAGCTTAGGGTGTTGTAACCTAGCCCACAACTTCTGTAGTTCTACTTGTAGTTCTTTAACTGAAGTCATTTCACATCTCCTTGTGACCAATAGTCCCAGCTTTCTATGTGTCCACCGTCATACACAGAGTCAAGTGCGTTGTCAAACTTTTTATTATTGATGTACATTCGACATGCTTCCAGTACTTCATCAACAGACAGGTCAACGTAGACATGACCAAGCGGTACACGTGTATCAACGATTGCGGTTTTTGGGGTTGGCGAATCTGGCATAGAATGCTCCTTCTGGTGATTTGAGTGCAGCCATAATATCTAGTAGCTGCTGATATGTTATAGAGATAATCTCGTGTCTGTTAAACTCTTCAGTAAACTGACGTATAAATACAACATCATCATCTCCAATGATAACCTCTACATCTTCACATATATTCGATTCATCTAGTGAATTAATAATAGCTGCATCAGGTTCAAACTCTACAGTGTACATTAGTTCTCTTTCACTCCTATGCATGGTAGTAAGATAGACAGCTTACAATACTTTGGATAGTCATCATACGTCATAGCTATCAGTACTGGTGGTGCAGCAATTAGTAATGCTACAATAGCTGATGCCTTGATTGCACCGTTAATGTTACCTCTCATTAGTCATTCTCCCTTAATGCTCTCCACGACACAGGGAACAGGTCAACCATAATACAGTCAATCTCCCATGCTACCTCTGCTGTCTCTGCTTGTGTGTCAGGCGCACAGCGCAGCTTACACATGTCAGCAAATGCATCCAAGCTACCTGACCAGTACCACTCAGTCATCATAGACTGTGGCAATACCATACGGGCTTGCTCTGGACATACACCTTGATTAAGCAAATCTTTGTAAGCCTTAAGACATGCCCCGTTTACATTTCCCCAATCACCTACGTCAACTACACCCGCACTACCTTGTTTGGCATCCACACTTCGTCCACGCCACTCTGTAGGCTGATAAAACTCAGGCTCGTGATCTACGTATCTTCTTGATACTTCATTCCAACGTAGGAACTTATGTTTGACTAGCTGTCTAGCTACAAAGACTGGAGCCTTGACATGGAAGCTTGCGAAGCAATGCCCAAAGGGGCTGATGTGTTTATGCTTAGCTAGGTATTGTATAAGCTTTCTGTCTTTCTCTTTAAGGTGTTGCTTAAAGCTGTAAGCATCTGACTCTTCGTAATCCCACTCAGTTTCTTTACCGAATGAAACACGAGCAGCGTTACAGACCGTAAGGTCATTACCCATGCTGGCTTTAAAAGTTACTTCAATCATGTCATCTCCTTAAGTTTTATTATATCGGACTCTACCTTATACTTCAGGTCATCGTCAAGTCGTAGTGCTCTTGTGTCTAACCCTGTCCAAGCCTCTATCTCTCGCTTGTATGCCAAGGTCTTGTGTGAAGCATCAGGGTCAAGCGCTACAATAACCCTGTAAAAACCATCTAAATGTTTCATCATTGTAACATTAAGTGATGTACCAAGGATAGCAATACCTGTCAAACCTGGCACAAGTCTAGCTGCGGTAACTGCACTGATTACATCCTCTACCAGTAAAACTACACCGTTTGGCTTACCTACTGTACGTCTGTATACATCAGCTACCCCACTGTAACGATACCACTTTGGTATAGCTCCATCTAACGCACGTCCTACAGCATCTATAAGCCTACCATTATGTCGTATTGGGAACACAGTTCGTCGGTCTTTGACATCATACATCAAGTCTTCGTACTCTAAGTCCCAGCGCTTGACAAACTTAGTGTGCAGTGAATGCTCTGCGCTGGGCGCTACCACATGTTCAGACCACGTAAGCAACTCTTGCTCCTCTTTATTTTGTTTGTCTTGTGGGCGTAACCTAGTCATGATCTCTGATACTGTCATGCCTGTACTAGCAGCACCTCTGATTCGACAGTCAAGCTTGTAACAGTTATACAACACAACGCCATCCTCTTTGGTAGCAGTGAATGTGTTCTTACCACCACACCAAGGGCAGTTAGAGCGATGCTGTATTCCTTCTTTAATATCAAGACCTTCTATGTAGTTCTTAATGTTCTGCATTAAGTCTTACCTCTCTTAGACAGCGCATTCTTAGCACCAGTGTACGTGTTTACCATGTAAGGTCTTACTGAATCAGGGCTACGGTGTCCACTGACTTGCATGATGTGAGCTAGGTCAGCACCACCCTCTACCATCTCAGTGATAGCAGTGCGGCGTAAGTCCATAGCAGTGATATTCTTTGGTAGTCCAGCAGCATCCTTGACTTCATTGATAGCACCATCAATCTGATCTACTGGATAGGGCACATAAGCTCCTGCTACAGGTGTGGTTTTAGGTGTTACGTAGGTCTGGAACCCAAAGTCTTCCTTCTGCTGCTGTAGCATGGCACACAGAGCCTCTGAGATAGGTAAATGAACGTCTGCTCCACGCTTACTTTGTGTTAGGTCTATGCGCTGGGCATTTAAGTCTACCTTATCCCAAGTCAGGACACGCATGTCACCTACACGTTGAGCTAGATCGTAAGACATGTGAACGATCAACCCAATGCTGCGCCACTTAAAGTCAGAGTATGCAGTGTCAAGGAACTGATAGACTTGATCACGTGTCCACTTCACCTTGCGTGGCTTGTCTGATTCAGTCTTGATCAGTCGCACAGGATCGTTCTCAATGATGTCAAACCTCATGCAGTGCTTCCACGCTGCGCTGAGTGCAGACTTGCGATAGTTTGCTGTGCGAATGCCAACCTTTAGCCAAGCCTGGTATGCTTGATTAGTGTGTCGAGCCTTGAGTGTCCTAGCTTGGTAGTCTTCTAAGCGTTTACCTTCTATGCGTGTATCTAATGCACACTCTAAATGCTTTTCGTATTGCTTCTGTGTTGTGCCTGATAGTCTAGCAAAGGCTCTGCTATTTAGGTAGAACGCTACTAGCTCTCCAACCTTGGCTCTTCTTTTTGGCATAACCATCTTACCACTTCCTTCTTGTCTTCCAGTAAACCCAGCACTCTAAGCAATGACCCTTGCCTAAGAATATGTCAATCAGAAATACTACGTTGGGTTTACTCTCTCTTTGCCACTGGTGGTTTCTTGCGCTGAATGTCTGGTTGTTGCTGCCGCCTAGCAGTACGTTTATCAGAACGCTCAGTGCTGTTAGTATTCTCTTCAAGTATCTTCCCAATCCAGTGCGCGGATTCATCATGTGGGTCATCCTCATCTGTTCCATGTGTCAATCTAAGGCTCCTATATAAACTAAAAAGATATACAAGAAGGGGGCCAGGATATAAAGAGATATACCCCAGCGCAACACTTCCTCAAAACATTGGATAATAAACTTCACCTTTATCCATCTCTTTCTTTACATGTTCTAACTCAGCACGTAGGTGATGTGTATCTTCATTGTCACCCATCCAATCAGCATCATCAATCTGTTGCTGTAACTCATTGTGATAACGATGGATGTTCTTAAGGTTTTCTATATTGTACTTAGGCATTTATTGGCTCCACTTCTGCATACCAATTCTTGCTTTGTGTAGCTAGCTTGTATGCTTCTGTTCTATTACTTGTGCTGTACCAAAAGACAAGACCACCTTC